GCAAACGTAAAAAACCGTTTCACCTTAGTAACATATGGCACGTTCTAATCAACGTAGTTCTATGAATCATGCCGACCAAGCATCGGTGCCACCTGCGGGAGGTGGTGGCGCAAGTCGGGGGGTATCCCCAACGGCGTCAATTGGCTCAGCCAGCCAATCTCGTAGAAATCTATTTCCTGACATAGCGTCATGGGCAGGGGCATACTCCCATATGGTGTGCTCTGTAGATAGCCTGGCAATAGATTTCTGTCGTATCAACGGAATACCATTCCGATCAACATCTGGAAGTCCCAATCCACATTCTATAAGTCATATTTGCCGTGATGAAGTGGTTCGGGTACTCTTGATGAAGGAAGGGCGTAACAAACAAAGATTACGCATCCTAGATTGGTTTGGTGGAAGCCGAAACCTGAAGTTCGATCCTTCACGTAACGGCCCGTACGGCAAAACTGAGGATTCTGAAGGTAAGTTGGTGCCGTCCAATGCTCTTTTAGAAGTCGAGTGGGTCATAGGACCCCCTGATCCGATTGCAGGTGATGTGCATCGGGTTCCACAACGATCAATAGTTCATGGAACCTTTGATTTCGTCCTAACACAAGATGTTTATCACGACGGATCAGATGCTAAGTCACCATTCACACCTGCGACAATTCTGAAATTGTCTCAGTATAGTTCGAAGGTCTATGTCTCAGGACGTATATTCTTAGGATTTGCTGGGTATGATGAATTAGGTGTGGATAAATTTGAACAGGTTTTCTATCGCGATGAGGCGAACATGATCGTTAGTTCTCCTGATCCTCAATCTCCACCCTACCCAAGTCACCCTGACATTAATTGGGTATTTCAAAACCGTTCTATTGGAGGCGTGGACATAGTCCCTCTCTCGGATATAGGACCGTTCAAGTTAAGTCTTTGTTCTCCTATGGACCCTTTCGCTCAAAAGTTAGGAGTCCAGAAGAACCATTTTGGAGACGTCGAGATTCAAGAAATCCGGTCGTCTGACTATTATGGATGGAAAAACAGATTTAAACGAACGTTTGGATTAGTGGTGAAGAAGAAGGAAGGATCTTTGTTATTCCAAATGAAGGAATGGCTTGGATTCTCCGTTGAAGAAAAACTCCCTGTGCATATGAAAACTTATGTGGAAATCGGAATGCAATATTCGTGCAAAATGCCGAATGGACAGATTCTCGATTCTTTAATTGCGAATATAAACTCTCGCTTTTCGAAGGATAGAGCAATGATGGCCATTTCGTCCCGGTTTCCATCAGTCGCAGCCGGAATCCGATATGGGACCGCAACAGCGTGTCTGTACGGACAACGCGTTTCGTATAATTATGCGCTACACGCAACACGATCGCGTTTGGTTGATTCTGAATCAAAACTTACAGAAATGCGAGCCACGGCTTTCCATAGAGAATCACATCCTCGTAGATTGTTACATTACTCAGGGACCATAGCGTCATTCGCACTACTTGGTGCTTGTATATACATCTACAAAGACGAGATAATGTCTTATGAATTTAGAATGCCGTTTGCGCGTAGACCAATAGGTCTTGAGGTGTCTTATAGACATTATTCATGCGCCATTGGGCCTGATTTTGAGACAGGAACAGCTTTGGTCACAACGACTGAAACGTTAAATTTTCATTACATATCCCCAGTTGAGGCGATCGCTCACTTGGCTTCAAAACTGTACACCAAGAGTGTCGAGTGGTTTTGGAGCTGGAAACCAGCATGTGTTTTCGAGGATCATCCGTACTTTTCGTTGGTATTTGAAGAGTTGATGGGAATGCATCCGTGGACAAATTTTATTTGTGCCGCGTATGAACTACTAAATTCTCTGGCTACTCGTGGTATTTCCTTCGCCGCGTTTAAAGTCTTTTTGTTTCATTTAGGATTGAATGAAATTCGCTCATTAGGACAAAAGGGGAGATTAATTGCGGTATCCATACATCTGGTCTGGAACTTGCCAATGTATTTCTCTGAAGAAGGAAAACAAAGGTTTGAATTATTTAGGAAGGCCTACGAAATGGGGAACACACTAGAGTGTTGGCAAGGTCACGTTGTGTCCCTGCCCGCGGACACGATGTTACCCTCTCTTGTGACTCGAGCGCAAGACGCACCACAAGCGATGCGCGGCTCTGTTTCTGTTTACGTAGACAACGTAGAAGTTGACGTTCCGATGGCGTTTGATCTCTTGAGAGAAGGAGTCGGACGAAATCAGACGTTTCCGATATTAATTACACACCGACTACTATTTCAGCCAGCAAATGTTGAGGCGAATTTGCTGGCGGCCATTTTATTTAGGATACATAGTGATCCGTTTGTAGACTGTCCATACGATGAGGAGAAAAGGCATGCCAATTGGAAGCTTCTTTCTCAACTCGTGATAGGAAATAATTTGGTGGTCGCTTTACCGGATGTTCAATATTCTCTTAAACGGTGTACAGAGTTGATGGGAACAAAAGGAAAGCGAATTCAAAATGCGTTCGATGCATTAAACCGCGGGGAAATTATATCTTCAAAGAAAACAATCAATCTCAAGTGGAATGAAACTCTCTCGGCTAACAAAAACTTGAGAGGAATTTCTACACTCAAACCCAGGGCTATCCAAAACTTGGAGCCGCATGTCCATGCGTTGATGGCACCTTATTCACGCGCTTACGCAGATATTCTTCACAACTGTTTCTCTCCAGAGAATGTCCATTCTTTCGAAGGGAAGGAAGTGAGGATTGTGTTTGCAGCGGGATATACAGGCGAGCAGTTGACCAATCTTGCAAATGAGTTGACTGACGGTATCTTCACTGTTGTTGTGTCTGGGGATGATTCGATCGTATCTTTTGGTAAATATTCTCGTGATGGGTTTCCGTTTGCAGAAGCAGACCAAAGCCAATTTGATCATACTCAAGATGATGGTCCGTGTAAGATTTTTCAAGGTGAAGTCCAAAAGTTTTTGGGATTGCCTGATTCCTTCACGCGACTGGCGTATGAGTGTTGTTCATCTGGCTATTATGCGCGACGGGGCCGGCTCTTTGTGAAGGGTCATGGAGGAACGCAGATGCCCACGGGGATCACTGTAACTACATCTTATAATAGTTTTTCAACTATTTGCTTTTGGTTGTGGTGGCTGAAGAATGAAGACTTGACAGTCGAACAGGCTGGCCAACAACTCGGATTTAAAGTTAAGTACTTTCCGAGGTTAACTCTCGAACAGGCTACCTTCTTAAAAGGTTGGTGGATGAAAACTGTCGATGACATTTATGTTTGGCGTCCTCTTCCTTCAGCGTGCATCAAACTAGGCAAGATGATACGTGATCCTGTGGAAATCACGCATTTTGTCAGGAACGGCAAGAAAATGAAACGACCACGCGATGAAGCAATCGCAATGTGCGCGTATGCATTAGCTAGTTCTTATAATACAGTCGGCTTTGACTATCCCATCTTCGGCGCGTTCTTAGACGTGTTAAGAAGATTTGGTCGGGTTTCGACTGTTCGGGTTTTAGATTTATTAGAAAACGAAAAGCCCACGCCTTCCGCTGGAACATTGGACTGGCGGTTAGCCTGTGAACAAATTGAAGAAAGGTATGGGATTACCATTTCTGAAATAGAAGAGGTTAGCGAGCTCTTTTACCAGGTAAAAACGCTTCCATCTTATGTAGAACACCCTGTGTTTGATAAGTTGGTTGAAGTCGACTACTAAATGTAGTCGTCGACGGGCAGATGGCAGTTCAGCCGGGGCTTGACAAACCCCCCCTATCGAGTCCACCCCACAATGCGGGTGAGCGGGCTGTACAAAATACAGTAAACAACATGGCTAGAAAGAGTAAAAGTGCAAAACGCAGGCAACGGATACGTAACAAGGCGATCGCGACTATTGATGGACAGGGGGGATATTACACTGATAAGGTCCTTCCTATTCTCCAACAAGTTGTTCCGACTGGGTCTTTCGCTAAAGGAGGCAACTTCATTGGTGGGAAGCTCGGCGGCATCGCTGGAGGATACGTCGGAGATTCTGGAGCTGGAAGGAAGATTGGTTCGTCCCTCGGGAAGATTCTGGGAGGTGGAATTTCCAGACTTGTCGGATTCGGAGACTACAAGGTGGTCTCAAATTCTCTCTTCAAAGAAGGGATGGCTATTAAGCCAGGTGAGTCTGTTCCAGCTTTTGGAGTTATTGGACATGGAACTAGGATCCGACATCGAGAATTTATTCGAGATGTGGTCGTTCCTTCAGCACCAACAGAATTCACCAATACTGCATACAGCATCAATCCTGGGAATACAAGCTTGTTTCCATGGTTGGCAACTGTTGCAGCCAGTTATCAACAATACCGCTTTGAAGGGTTGGTCTTTGAATTTAAGACTCTTTCTTCAGACATTACATCTGGAGGAGCTCTTGGGTCCGTCATTTTGGCGACTGATTACGATGTTCTTGATACTCAATATGCTGACAAGGTCCATATGGAAAATAGTCAGTATGCTGTGTCAGCGAAACCGTCGGTCAGTCAAATCCATACTATTGAATGTGATCCACAAGCTTCGACCCAAAATCTGTGGTATGTTCGTGACTCTGGTTCTGCTGATGGTGACAGCCGGTTTTATGATCTGGGTAAATTCCAGATTGCGACCCAAGGTCTACCAGGTTCAGCAGGTACCGTGATTGGTGAGTTGTGGGCATCTTATGATGTCAATTTGTTCAAACCTGAAATTGTTCAAGCTTCCACAATGGGGGCTCGAGTTAATTCAGCTGGAACAGTATCAAAGACGGCTGTTCTTGGTTCTGCTCCTCTAGTTACCGGTGAGGCAGTAACAGCTACCCCCGGGGCTATTGTGTTCAATCAAACACAAGATTACTTGATGGTTATCAAGACAACAGGAACTGGTGCGTCGTCTTATAATTTGACGATAACTGGGGCTACTGTTGTGGAGCTCGTCAACATATCAAACACCGCGCTCACAGAACAGATCAGAGCATGGACTGTTTCTGCGCATAGTGGAGATACAATATCTTTCAATGCGGGAGCGTGGTTGACCGTTACGGCTACTGACCTCCGTTTATCATATTATTCTCCTAGTCTTGGTTGAAAACCGCGAAAAGAAAACCCTCCCTCTCGGGTTAAAG